ACGTTAAATGGGTTGTTAGTGCTTGTGTCATAAACAACCGCTACACCCGTGCGTTCGTTGTAACGAATTTCAATCCCATTACTGATTGCAAATTCATAGCCGTTAACATCAAACGTTGTATCTTTTGGAATTAACAATTTTTGGTAATTAAGATCAACACCATTAACTGTGTCCGTAGCAGATGGCGCAAAACGAATTAAGTTAGGTAAAGCTAATACCAGATTAACCGTACCTTTAGCCGGTGTACCAAACAATCCGTAATATTGTTCGGTTGACATATTGCGACTGAGCTCACCAATTGAACGAGCGTGTTCAGGAAACACTTGACTGATAGCGTCGCTTAATGAGTTTAAAAATGAATAAGTCATAGCGACACTTAAATCTGCACAAAAGATTGCAGGGTGGGTTCCGCTATTAATTGCTGTTGTTTGATCAAACCAGGTTTGTTCAACTTGATCAAACACCCAGTTTAAACCACGCATGGGGTTTGCGGGTAAAACTAAGAGATCACTGTTTTGAATTGTCATTTCGCCACCCAATATTGTAAAATCATTTTATCCAGGTCAATATAAGGATAAACTTGGTTGTAGCCCGAACCGTAGTATTCACTAAAAGCCAAAGCTCTCATCTTATTTGCACGTTGGTCATTTTTCATATCAGGATTAAAGTATTCAGTTGTGGAATTAAACATCTTAGCAACAGATGCGTTACCATAACGGAACCCGATAGAGTCGAATTGAATATCGAATTCGTCTTGACCTTGGCCGCGTAAAGAGTTCTGTGTTCTGTCAATAGAACTGAAAGCACCAGATGGGTAAGTCGAAGGTAATGATGAAGCGCTACAGAAAATCCATTCAATATTACGCATATTACGGTTAAGGATAATATGGTAAATACGACAATCATAATCTTGATAGCTTTGTTTTAATGCTTCAGCATATGGTTCTAAACCATTGTCCCCTAAAGTTACTTCGTTAATATAGTTCAACCATACTTCAAATAAGAATGGTAAGAACTTAGGCTGGGACATGTAATAGCTTTGACGTAACTGGTAGGACCCATTATGTTCTAAGATCCCCGATACCCAACGATACACTTCTTGTCTAAACCCAGGAGACGATGTAGAGATCGTAAGGGACAAATCTGGGAAACCGCTGCTGACTTTAAGATAGTTGGTTAAAGGTGTCAGCCAGGCCGTTTTGGGATCCAAGAATTTGATCGTCCCACTGTTAGCCAAACCCCATTGTTTATCGAGTAAACCACGAACATACGACATGATACTGTTGGGTCTGGAACGATAAAGAGGTTGCAATATTGGGGACAATTGAACGTTATCATCAGATAAATTCAATAAAGGGCGAGAAGTAAATGCCAATCCTATGGCATCATCTGCTATAGGGATCTGTTGATGACCTGGTCCGTACATCCTTAAACCAGATAACGATTTAACCAAAGCGGATTGATACCCCGGTCCACCTTGTTCGGAAAAAGCATAGTCCAGCAAAATATTTCTATCATCACTTGACAAGACAATATCAGACGATGTCTGTGTTTTTGTACTTGCGGTAATGGAAGTATTCTTTAATAGTTCAGGGACGATTAGACCTGGTGTCTTTGTCAACCCCGCCAAACTGTTGATATCAAATTTTTCACTCATAATTTGACCATAAATAAAGAGGTTAGTATGGCATTAGGTACCATCATAGGAATTGGTAAATTGCTGCTGGATGCAGCCAAAATGGTTTTCCCAGATAATAAAGAAATTAATAGCGCTTCCTCCATTGCGGACAAGGCGGGTTATACATACAATTTGCTCAATGATAGTTCTATCACTCAAAGTGCAAACCGTGCGTTAATCAAACCTGTCGTCGTAATCGATAAAACCATTATCCACGCTTCTTATATGAATGGCTTAATGCAAGTTGTCATGGCTCGCGACATCCAAGCCATTTTGACTCACTTTGCAATTAAAAATGCAGAAGCTAACGGTATTAAAATTAATGATATTTTGGGGGAAGTACAACCGCGCCGCGCAGGGCTGGTAGGCTTAATGGGCTGTGAAGCATTAACAACTTCAGGTCCTGTGCCGAACAAACAAGGAGCACCTAATGCGGCCGAGCAACCCGCTGTTGGTACTGGTGATGCTAGTATCGTTATTGGTGGCCAGTCTTATCCAGAGCTCACAGAGCACACTAACCTCGCCATTGGCAAGGTTGTTAAAAGTACAGCAATTGGACCAACAGGTGTCAAAATAGATTTTCCGCTGGTATTCCGTGAAATCTGTTTGCCTGCTAGCCAACAGTCGTTAGAAAACATTTTCAATGCGGCAAAAGTAGAAGAAGGTTTCTTTGCTCGTTTAGATATGGCCAACTCTGGTGAAATCACTTATCCTGAATTCTTTACAGGTCGTGATATCGTTAAAGAGAAATTCAAAATTCGTAACGACGACCTGACCGGTTATTACGACGAAATGTCTAAACGTGAACGTCTGAACAAAGCAGCCGCTTTACGTTCTGGTGTGTTCTCTTTGAACACTATGGCTAACACCTTCATTATTGGTATGGATGTTGCAAAACAAATCGAATTGAAAATAGGTCGCCGTTTCCTGAACGAGCGTGCATTGCCAGCCATCTTTAAAGCCATTAAAGCGTCTCGCATTATTATTTGTGATGAAGAACGCAATGGCGTATTCCATTTCATCGACAATGGTGATTTCTCCATTGAAACTTACACGATGAAAGATATCGAAAACAAAGCGAAGAAAGCAGAAGGTGCAGATACCTTGGAAGCTTTAACGCGCATACTCATGGGCCGCTAATTATGACCGACGTTGTAGCTTATGCACGTACCGTTAAGAACATTGAAAAGAAAAGCGTAGTATCTCTGCTCAGTGTTGTTGATGTGGGTGCTAAAAATATCATTGATAACATTAACATCCTGGAAGCCAATGGCATTACGTTGGAGTCTGAAGGTCGTAGCTGGGCAGTATTGAAATCCATTAATAATGCGATTTCGCGTGCATTGCCTTACAGCGCCGATACTCCGCCTTTGACTTTGTTGTCAACCGTTTCTGAAGTTATTGTTTCTCTGCACGAAAAACTGCTGAAAAATATTAATCATTATTCGGACTCTATTTGGTCTGGCGTTGATCTGACTGTTAAACAAACGTATCTGCTTTCCACTATCGAACAACTCGATTACTGGATCAAATACGCTAACAAACTGTTAGACTGTTTATTGACCATGTCGACCGAAACCAATTTCCGCATTGACAAATATTTGACCAAGAACGAAATGTTGTTCTTAAATGGTTCAAGTACATTGTTTGCCAACATCAGCATTTCTTTATTGAAGGGTTCTACTCTTCTGATTAAAGAACTCGAATCTATCCCAGAGCTCGCTGCGGATGATGAAGTGTCGGCAGCTGTGCTGGAAGGTCTGGGTGATAAACGTCCTGAACTGCACCGTGGCTTTGGTTTGCATGCGATCAATCCTAAGTACTGGTATGATTCATTAATGAAAGATATTAATTTGTGGCGTATTCGTGAATTACAAGATAACAACGAATACCTGTCAATGAAAATATCTCAAGCGATCAATCTGAAGAATGGAACGGAAGATGCTGCTTTAGATTTCCGTATTGAAAAGTACCGCGGCAAAATCATTAAGAACTCTGCAACCATTTCGGGTATCGTTGAATCCTACCAATAAATACCTTTGCTGGGAGGGGAAACCCTCCTAGTAAGAGATTTTATGCTTACTTTATACCTTAACACTATTTTAGGAGTTAACGCACAATGGGTACTTATGTGCAGGTGAAAAATGGGTTTGTTAATGGTAATGTCAGAGACGCGGATATTGCGGCTGCCAGTACCAATATCAGGACGTTCTTAAATTCGTCAACCCAAGACTACAAAATGAAAACGAGTTCACGTTCATATCAAGAAGTGTTACGTGCAGCCCGTGTATTGATTGGGGAAGATTTTAAAGGTTGGCTTGTCGCTAACTATAAAAATGGATTAGGTCCGTGTGCAAATATCGTGGGCACAGTCTTACTGTATTTAAATGGTCAGCTCAGCGCACGCAGTATCGGTTCTAATATTTCCATCGGCGAATCTACCGTCATTTATAACAACAGTAATATGAATGCATGGGAAAAAAGCAGCATTACCCGGAGTACTGAACAGAAGTCTCCTATCTTGTTGGATAGCGTAACTAACTTTGATTACTATCGCTTGTTACGTGGTATTGGTGTTGAGTTCCTGGCACGTTTAATTTTGGTCGTATTAGGAGAGAACCGTTATGTCAAATGACCTGGATAGTGATCTGGCTGCTATCTCAGTTGTTAAGTCTGCTGAGTTATTAGAAGTTGCCCAGTCGTCCCGTGATTTAAATTTGATCACAAACGAAGTGTTGGGTTCCGCTAACAAAGTTGAAGCAATTAAAGATCTGTTGTTAAACAAGCAACCCCACGAGTTGTTACCTGAAGACGCTATTGAAATTGATGGCCAGTTGTCCGAACTACGTGTTATCACTACCGATGGTTCTGATGTCGAATTCAATTCTACCCGCGTTGAAGGCGCTGAAGCTTTTGGTTTGACTCTACGCCCAAGCGTATTCATTGCGTCTCGTGTAGCGGCTTGTGAGGGC